GCTGAGAATGTAACTGTACCAGTACCTTGGTCAACTGTAAAGAATCGACCTACACGGAAGATACCGTTTTGGTCAGTAGTTACGTAGAACACACGTCCAACACCGTCTTCTTGAATCTCTTGTGCCTGTTGACGACTTTGAACTGGATTACCATAAATGGTATATGGATAGTTAGTAGTTGAGTAACTACCTGTACCAATATCTAAGAAGTCATGTCCTGTAGCACGGCAAGTACTAATTCGTTGAGTAATCTGTGCCGGAGCTCCGAATGGATATCCTAAACGTAGTGTAGCCGCTGACGCAACAGTAAATGGCTTACTAATACCTAACGAGTTAGATGTTGCGCTGGTAACTTCTGCAGCTACAAACGTAACAGGAGTAAGCACAGTTGTACCAGTACTATATGCGCCCGGATCATTTGGATAACTTAGAGTTACAAAAGTAATTGTATCATTTTCGTCATTCTCACAACCAGTGACAGTAAAGGTACCGTTGTATAACGCATTTGCGTTGCCAGTGACAGTCCAAGTAGTACCAGTAGCAAGCATCTGCGCCTGTAACGGTATTTCGTATGTTACGAGATACGGACCTGAACCAGTCTTGTCAGTTTGACTTGTTACTGCGATATTTGATACACCAATGTTCCATGAACCTGGATTATATGGATAGCTTAATGTTAACTCTGTTGTAGTACTTGCTACGCAGTAATACATTCCGTTGTATAACGGATTGTGGTTACTTGATACCTTATACCAAGTGCTAGCCGGCGGAGTAGTACCTTGTGTGTCTAACGCTACTTTAACAGCATACGTTGTTTTAATAGCAGTGCTACCAACACCTTGAGATTGATTAATTGTCCAAGTAGAACCTGAACCTGCTGTAATGTATGTGTTCTTAGCAATGCTTGAACCAGTAACACCTTGACCTATCGCAATAGTTCCTACAACAGCAGATTCAACTGTTAATGTTGTACCACTAATTGATCCGGTAAATGCCGCAGGGCCAATCTTACTTGTGAAGCTACTAGTTACTACCTGTGCTTCAATATTTGTACTAGCAATAGTTTGCGAGTTGTTAACTGTGTAAGTTCCAGTACCGCCAGTACCGCCAACTAGGGCAGTAATTCTAGTACCAGCAATTACTCCTTCGCCTGTAACAGTTTGACCAACTGCTAACACTCCTGAAGTTACTGAAGTTACTGTTAACACAGTGCCAGCACCGCCAAGTCCGTCGTCAATGCTGGCTGTTACGCTAGCATGATTCTTTAGATCAAAAATTCCAGGATCAGACGCATACGCTACAGTAACTTGATTTGTAGAAATACCTGCTACTGCTACTGGAGTAACTGTTGGGTTAGCAGTTAATGTTGCGCTTAACTCAGCGTTACCTTCTACAATTACATCCGGTGGAGTTAAGTATCCATAGCCTGGACTTACAATAGTAATACCAGTAATACTGCCGCCACTAATTGTACAAGTTGCGATCGCTTGTGTTGTTGCTCCGCCACTATCAACGCTACCAATTGTAATCTTTGGAGCAGTTACATAACCGCTACCTGGGTTTACAATAACAAGGTTATCAATTACTGCGATTACAGTTGAGCTAAGTGTAACACCACTTGGAACCCAACATGCCGGAGACACGATAAATGTGTTTGTAACATCGTCAATCGACTGGATAATTGTTCCAGGTAAAATATAAGAACCAGTAACAGCAAAATTAGGATCACTTACGATCATGCCAACTACTAGGCCAGCTGTGTCAGATACAGTAACTTGAGTTTGACTTACAAGTCCAACTACTTGATGGTATCCGTTGTATGTGCTAGTTGCTTGACCGGTAATATTGTAGAAGTTATCAACAATTGGAGGTGTAGCTGGAGTCCAAGGTATATCATAGGTAACAAACTTAGTTCCACTTGTTGGAATATTTTTACTAGAATATCTTAAGGAATCAATACTTGTACCATCGCCAACAATGTTAATAACAGCGTTTGGATCAATGTTAATATACCCATTTGATTCAACACCGAACGTGATTGTTGAGCCAACTGTTGGTGTTGAGTCAGCAAGCGCACTTAACACGATTGTGTAATCAGTGTCGCCACCGACTGGCGGAGTTACGCTTACAACATACTGTCCACTAGTAAAGGCAGCATTAATGATGATATCATTAGCTTCAATAGCTCCTGCTACTGTATTGACTAGCATAGTAAGTGATGCTACTCCGCCACTTCCGTATTTTGCTGTGGCAATAAACTGAGGTTCAACATAATTCACAATACGATGAACACGACCGTTCCATGCTGTTAGGTACGTACCTTTATTAATTTGATCAATAGTTGTACGCAGACTAACTTGTAGTACCGCAATCTTATTGTCGCCTACTGTAGCACCTTGGGTCTTTGTTGGATCATCTGGATCAAGAGTTGAGATGTTTGTGATATCTGTTACAAACTTATAGTAGTTGAAAGAAGTATCGCAACCTAAGATGGCGATGTTATCCGGTAAAATTTCACCAGTTGATTCGTTTAAGTTATAAGCAATAACACGATAAATGTCTGCTAGGTTATCAAAGTACTGTAACGCAGTACTTGGGCGTGTTGGGTTAACGTTATCAATTCCGTTGAACTTAACGTTTTGTAATGAACGAATAGCCACTTGCTGTCCGTCATACAATGCTTTTGATAAACCAGTACTTGAAGTTCCATTGCTACCAGCAGTACTTAGGTTTAATTTAAGTACGTTTTGTCCACCAATGGTAACCGCGGTGTGCTCCACACTAGTTACTTCATATCGTGTAAAAGTTCCGCCTGATACAGTGTGGTCAATTTCCAACTCACTTGTGTTTGTCGGAATGTAATCGTATCCAATGATATAAACACTCAATGCTTGTTTAGCAACGGTAGGAGTCATTTCAGTTAAGAACGATCCTTGTTTGTAAACACGGCCAACCTGCATCATGTTGTTAGCCATAGTAACAGCATCAGGTTTTTCAGTTACATCATAACCTGATGAACGTAGACCGTAGTTTCCGTGTGCGTTTGATCCGTTCAATGAACGAATCTGTCCACCGTTGTTAGCCCAGTAGTGAGTATGACAGTAGTATGTAAATGTTGAAACTTGTTCTGACACACCGCCGTTTGTACAAACAACCGCATAACCTAAGTCGTTAATCATGGCAAAGTCGTTCGCTAACATTGACTTGTTACCACCCATCTCAATGTTAATCTTTAGACCACCGCCCGAATTTAGATAAGCTAAGGTATCAGTTTTAATTGTATTCTTTGCAGCTTGGATGTCGGTTCTAGCATCGAGCAATGTACTGCTTAATCCTGAAATATCAGGGTTAATTCTAGTAGTGATTACATCGAAGTCACCGTCGTTAATAAAGTCAATTACAAGATCACTTAATGTATCAATGTGGGTATATTCTGGATCTGAGTTAAGAATAATATATCCAGCATTGATTGTCTGTGTAGCAATGTTTCCTGCTGATTTTGTAACTGTAGTGTTAGTAACAATTTGTTCAAGAACTGTTTTTAATCTAGTAATGGCCGCAGTACATACTGTATAGGTATCTGCGATTTGATTTATTTGACTTTCACCAAACACACTAATTCCGTAGTATGTTAAGGCAGCATCGTATGTCATACTGTTACCAGTATACATTATGTCATAGATCATTGCGTCGATAACATATCCAATATCTCTAGCAGACTTAACTGAACTATACCCTGCGAAGTTTTTAGTAATAAAGTTGGCAGCAATGAAAGACGTAATTTCAGCCTTAACAAATTCTTTGTTCGCAATTAAATTATTTTTAACTTTAACGGCATTAGCAGTTGTATGGATTGTAGATGGATATGTTATTGCTGGAACCGCACTTGTTCCTTGCTCAATAATCGTATTGATGATCGCCATATCTTCTGTAATTGCTAGTTCGGCAGCGGTAATGTTTTCAACAATTCCTAAAGCGTAATCTCTAACAAAATTAATACCAGCTAGCGTTTGAGTCTTCTGAACGCCAACTGCTAGATCGGAACTTGCTGTACCACGTTGATATGATAGGCCAGCCTTGATCGATTGATAGTTAGAACCGATAACCATGTCGTATGTCACGGCATCTAAGATTAAGCCAACGTCACGTGAACACGTTGCGTTGTTGTACATTGCCGAAGCATCATACGGAGTTGCCACGTCGAGTGTCATCACAACTGTAGCAGTGTTCGCATCAAAACTTACAATGTCGTTTACTTGATAACGATTTCCTTGTACATAGAAAGCACATGGCGGAGCTGGTGGACGAAGATCAAGACCACTGTTTGTAGTACCTTGAACAGTTAGTGTAATACCACTATCTTGAATATCAATAATAGTACCAAACAATCGTCCAGCAAAGCCGTCAACAAACTGTCCACCAGCAAAACGCTTGCGGTTATTGGACTGTGTGAAACTAGTTGCTACTTGACCGTACGGTGATTTTGTTTTAACTTGACCGGTTGGATCAAGTACCATGGCAAATCCGCCATGTCCTTGCATTGTTAAGTTACTTACACGCACCGCATCGTTACACAAGAACAAGTCAATTTCTTTGTTGTTCTTAGCTTCACTAGTTACATCAAGAGGATCTAGTAAGTAGAATCGTCCATAACTAATAGTGTCGTATAAGTGCCATTGACCTGAAGTATATGTAACTGCCGCATCAAATGGGTAGATAACTGAACAGTTCATCACGTTACCCGACACGCTGTCAATAACTGCCTTACCTCGACGATCTTCTCTGATTACAGTAATTGAACCAGAGTCTGTTGTTAACACAACTGGAATAGTTGAGTTTTGTTTTTCTGTAAGAGTAAATGTATGTGGAGTTGGATTTGTTAAAATATAATAAATCTTACCAGCTTCTAATCCACCAAACACGGCACCACGGAATACAACCGGGCTTCCTAGTTCATACCCGTGCGGTACACTAGTAGTCACTCTTCCGTTTGAGTTAGTATCAGTCGCAGTCTTTGCTCCGAAGTCGTCAACAAGAACTCGTCCGATCCAGTTTTGTGGTACTTGGCCAAATCCTAAACTAACTGTAATGACGTTGTTTACACCACCAAGTGATATAGTAGTGTCAGTAGCATAGTCAGTACCAAAGTTGATTGGACCAAGTTGCATAGCATCAATAACCGCATCACGGTAGAAGAATACCTTTCTCCATGGCGACTGTGAAATACGATCACGTGGACGAATAATTGTTCTACGGAACTCATCGCCTTTAACTGATACGTTATCAGAAAGTTTGATCGGATAATCTTCGTAATAGATTCCAGACTCAACAAAGATAGTTACTTGTAAGTCTTTTACAGTTTCGCCAAACTCTAACTGTTCGTACAAGTTAAAGAATCCAGGCTTTGTTAATCTAACTTTAATAGTGTCAACGTTTGTAGTTTGACCTGGCTCATATTTTACAATGCTGGCATACGCTGAACTTACTGTACCAACAATTACCTTAGCAGGGATAATGTCGTTGTTGCCTTGCGCACCTTGGTCAACGTATCCGTTACCACCGTTAGATACTGTAACTTCCCAAATACCTGTTCCAAAACTTGGCTCAGGTGCGGCACCATAACCGTTTTGAATGATACTTAACAACAAGTTCATGTTGTTAGTGAATGTAGTCTTAGCAATAGTGCTAGGTGACTTAGCAAGGTCAAACAACTGAGGTACTAATGTTTGGTATCGAGTTGCTGATATTTGATTTAATACTTGTAACGCAACTGCCTTGGCAAAAATAATACCGTCTGTAGTTTCAGTATACTGCTCGCCAATTGCGATAGCCTTTGCTGATGCGTTCTTGTAATAACTCTTGCCAGCAAAGATTGACTGCCATGTTCCACCAGTCACTAAGTCAATTCGCATACCGTCAATAATATAACCAACGTCACGATAGCAAAGTGATTCGTCGTAGTTAAAGCCGCCAGCAAATGTAGTGTCAAGGTAAATTAAAGTGTCGCTGATAATTTCAGTAGTACTTGCTACTATAATATCTCTTGCTACAATATTATCAGCATCATATGCGCCAGTGTCTAGTGCTGGATATTCAAGTGATAATGTGAGAGTTGGTAACTCTGGATTTTCTTGTTCAATGATCGTATATGTTGCTGTCCATGAATTGTTAATAACTGAGGCAGCAATGCCGCCGTTAATTAACGCAGGATTTGTGTACTGTACTACAACTGTTTGTTTTAGTTCAGTCGGTAGCAATACATCGTTCTGCGAAACTCTAATAGACAGCCCTTGCGCAAACGCAATCGCAGCCAATGTTGATGGAAGTTGGTCGCCGATTAGTTTAGAAACTCCGCCTGGGAAGTACTGTTGTCCGGAACCGATACCGCCGCTATTACCGCCATAAGTTATAT